AGATGAAATAGGGATGATAGTTGAGTTATCAGGCAAACGTGGCAGGGAGTTTGTGCGCAGAATGGTATTAAATAAGATATTAAAACGATTGGATGCAGGCTACTATTTAAATCCTGCTTACTTTATGTCGACAGGACAAAGGTTATCATTGGAACTATTTATTAATTTTCAAGATGAATGTTTGCCATTATTGCCTAAATGGGTATTAAATGAATTTATGGCACAGGCACAAGAAAAGAAGGTGTAACACATGGCTGCGAACAAATCACAACAAGACCTAATACAGTACACAATATTCCATGCAACATATAGTAGCAACCCACTAGGATTTGTTAAAGCATGTTTCAAGTGGGGAGAAAATGAACTATCTGAATTTAATGGGCCAGATTTATGGCAAATAGAAATACTTACACACATAACAAATCGTCTACAAGCCAAGGAAATGACGGTAGGTGAGGCAGTATCATACGTTATAAGGATTGCTGTTGCAAGTGGTCATGGCATAGGTAAGAGTGCGTTAGTAGCATGGATTATATTATGGGCAATTGCAACATTTGAAGATACCAAGGGAGTTGTAACAGCTAACACGGAGAATCAGCTTAAACTTAAAACATGGGCAGAGGTTGCCAAGTGGCATAGGCTAATGATTGGGAGAGAGTGCTTTGATTATCAAGCAACATCATTATCTAGTGTAGATCCGGAACATGCAAAGACTTGGAGAATAGATATGGTACCGTGGTCAGAACGCAACACAGAAGCATTTGCGGGACTACACAACAAGGGAAAGCGTATACTAATAGTAATGGATGAAGCATCTGCGATACCAGATATCATATGGGAGGTAACAGAAGGAGCTTTAACAGATGCTAACACACAAATAATATGGTGTGCTTTTGGTAATCCTACTCGTAATACTGGACGTTTTAAATCGTGTTTTAATGGTAAACTGCGCAGTCGCTGGCATACTAAGCAGATTGACGGCAGGACAGTAGCTATGACTAATAAACAGCAGCTTGAAGAATGGATTACAGATTATGGTGAGGATAGTGACTTTGTTAAGGTGCGTGTGCGTGGACAGTTCCCATCTAGCAGTGATCGACAGTTTATATCCACTTCATTGGCTGATATGGGTAAAGGCAAACACTTATCAATTGGACAATTCGACTTTGCACCAATTATAATAGGAGTAGATCCTGCATGGGATGGTGGTGATGAAACAGTAATATGGTTACGACAGGGATTGATGAGTAAGAAACTTGCAGTATATCAAAAGAATGATAATGATTTTGAATTAGCTGGACACCTTGCAAGATTTGAAGATGAAGAGAAAGCAGATGCAGTATTTGTTGACCAAGGCTATGGCACTGGATTAATTAGCGCAGGCAAGACAATGGGGCGCAACTGGACATTAGTATCGTTTGCGGGAGAATCACCGGATAGAGGTTACCTTAACAAACGTGCTTATATGTGGTCTCAAATTAAGCAATGGCTCAAGGATGGCGGTAGTTATCCTGATGACCAGGTAATGTATGATGATTTGATTGGTCCAGAGTATGAGGTAAGGCTTGATGGTAAGATTAAACTAGAATCAAAACAGGATATGAAGAAGCGCGGTGTACCTTCACCAAATAGAGCAGATGCTTTATGCCTTACATTTGCGTATCCGGTGCAAAAGAAATCAACTATCAGGCAACAACAAAATAGCAATGGACAGTTTTTCGCCAACAACAATCAAAAATATAATGTATTGGGAAGGAGATAATAACATGTGTTTTGGATCAGCACCAGAAGTAAAACCAACACCACCAACCCCTACAACTGCAAATATAGGGGCAGGAGAAGCAACAGCAGCAGATAATAAGAAGCAACGTAAAGGCATGATGCAAGCAACGGGGTATTCACAAAACATACTTAGTGGGCAACCAGTAACGCCAGTAACAGATAAAAAATCTATATTAGGGTAGGTGATGATATGAAATGGCTTGACGGTAATAAGGATAGCCCAACTAATAAAACAGAGTTAAAGCGCATATGTGATGGTATATTTTCAGAACAGAAGAAATGGGTATCAAACTGGAAATCAATTAGGGATAATATTAATCCATATCTAGGTTGCTTTGATGGTGACCAACCAAACCAAGGAAACAGGCGTGATAACGATATGATAAATACTAATGCTATCATTGCCAGTAATACATTCGCAGCAGGTATGCACAATGGTATTACATCCCCTACCCGCCCTTGGGTTAAACTAACACTACGTGATACTGACACAGCGGAAATAGAAGGTGTTAGATGGTGGTGTGATGATGTTACTAAGTCTATGCTTGATGTATGTGGTCATAGCAACTTTTACCATGAAGCACATAAGTTTTATAAAGAATTAGGTGTATTTGGCACTGCAGTAATGATGATAGTCGATGATGAAGACACAGTTATTAGGTGTAAAACACTAACATGCGGTCAATATGCAATAGGTACAGACCATACAGGGCGGGTTAAACGATTTGCAAGACTGTTAAAAATGACTGTATCTGAAATGGTAGACATGTTTACACTGGATAATTGCCCACCTAATGTTAAATCAGCATACGAAAATAAGAGATATAATGATTACCATGACGTTTATCATCTTATAATTAAGAATAAGGACATGGTTAAAGGTAAGTTAGATAAATGGTCTAAGGAATATTCATCTTATTACTGGTGTGCAGGACTAGAAGATGGTGAGTTCTTAGATGTGGGTGGCTATGATGAATTTCCTGTTATGTGTGCTAGGTGGGACACTGTAGGTAGTGACATATATGGTTATGGTCCAGGAGGGTATTCGCTTGGTGATGCTAAAGCAGTGCAGGTAGTTGATGAAGATGTGCACATTGCCATTAAAAAAGGAATTGATCCTCCCATGGTAGCACCTGCTGATGTTATGATGGCGGGTGGAGTAAACACTATGCCTAATGGTATAACATATTATCAACGTGAAATGGGAGATAGTGCAGTTAGACCTGCAAGTCAAGTACAGTTAAACATCGATGATGCTATGTCATTAGTTCAACGCAAAGAACAAACAGTTGATAAACATTTCTTTGTTGATTTGTTTAGAATGTTAGAGGGTATTGACAATGGAAATATCACAGCAAGGGAGATTATCGAGAGAGTTCAGGAGAAAATGTCTTTGATAGGCCCTGCATTAGACAACCTTCAATCAGAGTTCCTATCCAATGTAGTTGATCGCATATTCGGAATAATGCAACGTGCTGGAATATTACCGGTGCCAGACGAGTCTGTAATGGAAGTAATATCAGAACAAACTATTAAGGTTGAATATGTGAGTGTAATGGCACAGGCTCAAAAGATGAGTGGTATCAACGCTTTAGAACAGTTATCTAGTTTTGTTGGTAATTTAGCACAATTATTCCCACAGGCAGCAGATAAGTTTGATGCCGATGAAGCAATTGACAACATGGCTAATATGCTTGGAACAGATGCAGGAGTGGTAGTATCTAACGACAAGGTGGCACAAAAACGTCAAGCAGCACAACAAGCACAACAAGCACAACAGGCAATGGCAATGGCACAACAAGGAGCAGGAGTAGCAAAAGATTTATCACAAGCGCAAACAGGGCAAGGAAGCGCACTTGATGCACTTATGCCGGGATTGGGGGCAATGCAACAATGACAGATGAACAACTAAAACAATTAGTATCCAACGAGTTAAACACACAAAACCTAAAAGATTTAAAAGAAATACTTAAAACTGAGCATGGCAGAAGGTTTTTCTACAAGCTATGTGTTGATTGTGGCAAGGATTTAACATCATTTACAAGGGATTCACGCACATATTTTAACGAAGGTACAAGAAATGTGGCACTAATGCTAGAAGCAAACGCCAAAAGATTAGGACTAGAAGGACTTGACCTCATGCACAAGGCAGAAAGAGAGTACATAATTTACCAAGATAATGTTACAATTGAAATAAAATGTAAAAATAAGGGGTAATTAAATGAGAATATTACATGGATTGCCTAAAATGACTGTAACATTAGCAAGTAATGAACTAACTAAAATAGACTTTTTAAACGTTAACGGCGTAAACGTAATAAATTATGGTAAAGGGAATGTATATATCTGCGAAGGCTGTGAAGAACCAAACATAAAACAGGATATAAATGGTGTTACTAATGCAGTATTATTAATACCAGGTGCAAGCAATAACTTATTAGTTGGCGGGGTAACTGGATCGGTAGTTACGCAAACTATTTGGTTATATGCATTAAGCCAAAGCATGATTTCATTGCAAGTTGTATGCTACGAGAAATCAAGAATAATGTATGGTGGTACTGGAATAGTAGATGAACCATTGCCGCCTAAACCAATAGTATATAAGTTACTTGATGGTGAGATTCCAATGGGAAACAACGGTGAAATAGTAGGCAGTGGAATGATTATTGACGGAGTTGATGTTGATTTTAATCATCTTGGAATTGTTGGATTTGCCGAACACAGCATAAGATTTGGAAATACAGTTACATTTAGTAGTGACGGAACTGGAATGGTAGTTAAACATATCGCTAATAAGCAAAGTGGAGCACTTGCAATGTCTTTCTATGATGACAAAGGAAGTGATAATAAACTATATTTCCCTCACTACAAAAAAAGACAACTGATGGACTTGCAAGTTGATTCGTTTGATATGTCGATAAAAACACCATATTCTTTCACAGCTGAATCAGATGTTACAGTATACGGTTATAACATTAGACTTGATTCTCCTGCTGGTGACGATAGGGATAATGCTAGATACTCAATTAAACTAGGAAATTGTAATGAGTATGAAAAAAATGAACAAGTAACATTGGCAGAAAGTTGTTATGAATCTGATTGGTTTAAAAACAAAGGTGAGCCGATTGAACATGGACATGATGTTATTACCAAAGTAGAGTTGAATAATGGATTCTTGCTAGAAAAAGGAAAATGCTATACTTTATATGCTGAAAACTATGACATGTTTAGCAAAGAGAGAACTAATATTAATGTGCTTGGAGACTCAAATACTGGTGTTCCGTGGTCACAAAGAGACTGCCAACCGTGTGAGATAAAGCCAATTATTGAAGGTTGTCATTATGTTACAGGTCAAGACATGGACGCTATTGGTCGTAAGTGGATGGAAAATATGGATTATGATCCACCTAGAACTACAGTATTTAACACTGATATTATGTGTTACTGCAACTTGATTGCCAATAGAAAAGTAAAACCTTTCTTTACTTGGTATGCCGTTATGCCACCCACTGTATTATCGTACGATGAAGTTGGCGGAGATGATTTTAGATTTTTAATGTCACTTGCAGAGGACAGTGCTGATGTTAAGTGGGCTGGTTATAACTATGCGTATCGTGACGATTTATATTGTTGGATTCCTAAAAACTTTAGAACCATAGATACTGAAAGTATTGAATTAGGTAATTTAAGAATAACTCCACCTAATACCCAGTCAAATACTTTGTTTTTGAATAGTAATGGTGGTTGGTCGGAACCTCCTTATCCTACACCTCCTAAAGATACCTCTACTGTTGAAACTGTAATGGTTAACACTTCCTTGTTATATCAATCTAACGGTAACTACTATGTAGCCTCTGTAAATAACGAAAGGCAAACGTGGGAGTACTGTGTGGGTTTTACAGTTATGTGTCATGATATTTCAGGAAAGCCTCCTAATGATAATAAATGGAGAAACATGGTTATGTATGAATGGGATTCTGCTAGTCAAGTAATTGCAGGCAGGGCGAACAGTGGTGATAACACATGGATAAAGGATAAGATGCCTTGTAGAATGTTCATTACATACGCTAAGAAAGAAGACCCTACACCTGATTTAAACTTGATTGTAGGAACAGTTTCAACAACACAAGCTAGTGATGATGCTGTGTGTTCTTTTCATGATACTGATGATATCTTCAAGAACCATTACAGTACAGATAGACTCCTAACTAAGGTGTGGTATTATAAGTTAGTCGCTGAGAATGCTAATACAGGTACAAGACAGTTAACAATTTCTGCAACTAATGATTATGGAGCATTTACTTTTGAAGCAGGTAGTACTATCAAAGTCCATACAAGCAAGTCAAGTATATTTGTGGGAGATACATTATATTTAAGAGCACAATGGGTAAAATCTCTTAGTTCGGAACAGCCGTTAATGCGGAGTATGAGTATGTCTGTACAGGAAGAACCTGTAAAACTAGGTATGATAGACACTGCAATACAGTCAGTTAAAAACTTTTTATCATAACAAATAAATATTTATACACATATTATGTATAAATGGTATAATGTGTGTATAAATTATTTTAAAAGGAGTGGATATTAGTTGTATTTCTTATTTAATACTAGAAATATTAAGAAATAAGGAGTGTGATCACCATGGGAAACCGTGGTCAATAATATTTAAGGAGTTGCTAACATGGAAGAAGAAACAGTCGATACGTCTGCACAAGATACAACTGGCACAGATGTAACGACCGAAACAAATACAGAAATAACAAATGATTCTACGGAAACAAAAGTTGAAGAAACAAAACAATCAGCACCAGAAGAGTATGCAGACTTTACAGCACCGGAAGGCATGGTATTTGATAAAGAATCTGCCGGTGATTTTATGGGTATTGCCAAAGATTTAGGACTAACACAAGACGGTGCTCAAAAACTGATTGATTTATATGGTACTAAACTACTTGGACAGCAAGAAGCACAACGTAAGCAATTAGAAGATTGGGCAACTGAATCTACTAAATCTTTTAAACCTGCTGAAATTGAATTAGCTAATAAAACTCTTAGTAAGTTTGGCAGTCCTGAGTTAATCGAGGTATTGAAATCCACAGGCCTTGGTAATCACAAACAAATGATTGCACTGTTTAAAAATATTGGTAGTCAGATATCAGAGGGTCAATTCGTTGATGGCGGTACAAAATATACACCTAAGTCAGCAGCAGATGTACTATATCCTAGTATGAATACATAAAAAAACGGAGGTATTATAAATGGCGACTATTGGAACAGCAGTAACACTGCAAGATATGGCAAAACGCCTAGATGCAAATGGAAAGGTAGATAAAATTGTTGAGGTATTAACTCAAACTAATGAAATTTTAGATGATATGTTATGGATTGAGGGCAATCTACCTACTGGTCATAAAACAACCATTAGAGCAGGTTTACCAACTGTAGCATGGAGACTATTAAATTATGGTGTTCCTAATAGTAAATCTGAAACAACTCAAATTACTGACACTTGCGGAATGCTTGAAGCTTATGCGGAAGTTGATAAAGTTTTAGCTGACTTAAACGGCAATGCTAGCGAGTTTAGACTTGGCGAAGATAGAGCATATTTAGAATCCATGAATCAAACCATGGGACAATCATTAATTTATGGTGATACTAGTGCTAATCCTGAAAGATTCGTAGGATTGCAACCTAGATTCTCGTCGTTATCTGCACCGAGTGGGGCTAATATCCTAGATGGTGGTGGCTCTACTGGACTAACATCTATTTATTTAGTATGTTGGGGCGACCTTACTGCACATGGTATTTTCCCTAAAGGTTCTAAGGCTGGTTTTCAACATCAAGACCTTGGTGAACAAACATTATTTGATGTAAACGGCAATAAATATCAAGGTTACCGCACTCATTATAAGTGGGATTGTGGTTTTACCGTAAGGGATTGGAGATATGTGGTTCGTATTGCTAATATCGATACTGCTGCATTAACTAAAAACGCTAGTGCTGGTGCTGACTTGATTGACCTTATGACACAAGCAATTGAATTACTTCCTAATCAAGCAATGGGTAAACCTGTATTCTATGTAAACCAAAAGGTTCGTTCTTTCTTACGTAGACAGATTGTTAACAAAACAAACTATCAATTAACAATGGATGAAATAGCTGGCAGAAAAGTAGTAGCATTTGATGGTATTCCAGTAAGACGTGTAGACCAAATTATCAATGCTGAAACAAAGGTGGTATAAGATATGATTATTGATAAAGCATTACAATTAGATTTAGCCAATCCTATTACGGTAACTGCTGCAAGTGTTAATGTTATTGACCAAGGCGCAGCAGGAAATGCAATTGGTAATGAATTGTATATGACGGCAAGAGTAGGCACGGCATTTACTGCAGCAGGGGCAGGAACATTGAACATCCAATTGCAAACGTCTGTCGACTTAGCGTTCACAACTCCAATAGTATTGTATGATAGCGGGCCGATTGCTAAGACAGCATTAGCCGCAAATACAGAAGTAGTAAAAGTATTAATTCCCCCAGGGTCAAAACGTTATATCCGTGCTTACTACATCGTAGGAACTGGACCAATGACAGCAGGAACAATAGACATTAACTTCTCTATTGATGTGCAAATTAAATAAAAGATAAATAGGGCGGGATTAATTTCCTGCCTTATTTTTATAATTAGGAGGAAGTTATGGCAAGCGTAATAGATATTTGTAATTTGGCATTAGCACATATAGGGCAAGGTAGCATTAACTCACTGGATGAAAGAAGCGCACAGGCAGAGCAGTGTAACCTATTCTACCCATATACACGAGATTCTCTATTGAGACAATTTCCGTGGAACTTTGCTACTAAAAGCATTATGTTGGCGCAGGTGGTATCTGATATTAAAGAATGGTCATACGTGTATTCATATCCACCAGAGTGTTTACATATCAGACGAATATACAATGGAACTAACTCAAACCAAGAAATACAAAACGAATATGAAGTGCTAACAAGTGGAATTGATAAGTATATTGGTTGTGACATTGAAAATGCATATGCAAAATGTACTATTAATATAGTTGATCCTATGTTGTATGATCCGTTGTTTATTGATGTATTGGCGTATAAGTTGGCACTTGATTTGATCATGCCATTAACCAATAGTGCAACTAGAACGCAAGAAATAACACAGAAATATCAGTATGCTTTATCCATTGCAATGCTTCATGGGGCAGTAGAGGGAGCGCAAAAAAGATCAGATAACAATAAAGTACGATCAGATAGAGCGTATATCAACGCTAGGAGGTAAAAACATGGCAACTAATCCAATGCATGTAATGCAAAATAGTTTTAGTGGTGGAGAAGTTAGCCCCATTATGGATGCAAGGCAAGACTTAGCAAAGTATGCAAGTAGTTTAAAAACGATGAAAAACTTTTACGCATTGGCTCATGGCGCAGCAGTAAATAGAGCAGGCACTAAATTTATAGCAGAATCTAAAAAAAGTGCAAAGAAAAGCAGACTAATACCATTTCAAAGGTCTTCAACAAAAACATATATGTTAGAATTTGGTGATCTATACATTAGATTCTATGCAAATGGATCGCAAATAAAGGTAATGGGAACGCCGTATGAAGTAGTCAGCCCATATTTAGATACTGAATTACCCATGATTAAATTTGCACAATCTGCAGATGTATTGTATTTAGTACATCCTAATCATACACCAATGGTTTTATCTTGCTTTGCTGATGATAATTGGACATTAACAACATTTAATTACCACGATGGACCATTTGCAAATGTTAATTTAGTAGATACAACAAAAATAACACCATCCGCAACAACTGGTACAGTGACGTTGACCTCTACAGCTTCAATATTTAACTCATTAGAAATAGGATCTTTAATGAAAATAGAACAAGATATTGAAGATCAGTCTATTTCAGCTTCATTATCTTCTGCAACAACTACTGGATCAGTAAGAGGGCAAGGAACATGGAATTTAATTACTCACGGAATATGGAAAGGAACTTTATATGTTCAAAAATCAGAAGACAATGGCACAACATGGACTAAATTAAGAACTTATAGTTCGGTCGATGACTATAATCCAATAGCAAGCGGAACAGAAAATGAATCTATTATATTAATTAGGGCATTTATGGGAGTATATACAAGCGGAACATGCAACGTTACATTAAGTTTTGACCCATATACAAGTAAAGGCATAGCTAAAATAACAGCAGTAACAAGCGGTACAAGCGCAACAGCAACAGTACTTAAAGAATTAGGTTCTACTTCTGCAACTAATTTGTTTTATAGAGGGGCATGGTCAGGATTAAATGGTTTTCCTTGCGCGGTGGTATTTTTTCAGAATAGATTATGGTTTGGTGGCACCGCAAATCAACCACAGACGTTATGGGGATCACAAAGTGGTGATTATACTAACTTTGGTATATCGTATCCCATGGTTGATTCTGATAGCATTACAACACCATTAGTTGCCGAACAGGTTAATATTATTCAGAACCTAAAATCATTAGATAAGATAATTGCATTCACCACTGGCGGTAACTGGAAAATAGGAAGTGGCGGTGATGCTGCAATTACACCTAGTTCGCAGTCAGCAGTACAACAAGGTTATTACGGTGCATCAAACTTAACGCCATTAACCGTAGGTAATAAGATGGTTTATTCAGAAGCAAAAGGATCATCAATAAGAGACATTGGTTACGATTACAATTCTGACTCATATACTGGTAATGAATTAACAATACTTGCAGAACACCTATTTAAAGGCAGAAAGGTAATTGATTGGGCCTACGCACAAGAACCAAATGGAATTATATGGTGCGTTTGTGATGATGGAACATTGCTAGGGTTTACTTACTTAAAGGAGCAAGATGTATGGGGATGGTCTAAACATGTAACAGACGGCAAATTTGAAGGTGTAGGAAGCATTGCAGGAGTAGATCGTGACGAAGTATGGTTTATTGTAAATAGAACAATTGATGGAGTTGCTAAAAGATATGTGGAGCAACTTGCAAAGCGTGAACCAACTACTTATTATTCAGTAGATGATGATGGAGAAACATATTCATATATAAAATCAGAAGAATCTTATTTTGTTGATTGTGGTATTACTTATAGTGGAGTTGCTACCAATACAATAACAGGATTATCACATCTTGAAGGAAAAACAGTATCTATTTTAGCTGATGGAAATGTGCATAAGCAATTAGTAGTAAATGGTGGTATAATTACATTAGATTTTATGGCTACTTTAGTACATATTGGATTGCCGTATACTTCTGATATTCAAACATTAAATGTTGACTTCCCCCTAAAAGACGGGACATTACAAACAAGAAATAAGCGTATAATGCAAGCGACATTAAGAATGGAAGATTCACGTAATGCATTCATTGGAATTGATTTTAAAAAGATGTATGAACTAAAGGTCAGAGAAAAAGAAAATTGGGATGAACCAGTAAGAGTATTTAGTGGAGATAAGGATATAACAATTAATGCTCCATCAAATAGAGAAGGAAGGGTGTGCATCAGGATGAGTGACCCGCTACCAATTACATTACTTGCACTGATTACACATGTAACAGTTGATGGATAAATTATGGAGGTATTATTATGTGTGTTGATAAAAAAACAATAGAAAATTCTAGTTATGAAAATATTCCAGCAGGTCAACCTAATGTTAATTATAGTGATATTGTGGAGAAAGGAAATATTGATTTATCAAAAAGACCAATTGTTAAAAATAAAGATGGGTCCATTAGTACTGTTAGATCTATGAGTTTCAGCGATGACGGAAAAACAGAAATATTAATTCCAACTGTTAGCGATGATGGTAAAATAATGTCTGATAAAGAAGCAGTAGACTTATACTATAAAACAGGTAAACATTTAGGAAAGTTTAGTAATCCAGAAAGCGCGAATAAATATGCTGAATCTTTGCATACCGCACAAGAAAAGTTTTATTTAAAAGATAATAAAAATGAATAGCAGAATAGCAACAATAGAAGATATTGAGTATGTTGCTACTAAAATGCGCACAGAAGACGTAGGCGAGATTTTATCAATTGCTAATGTAAATGTATTAGTGGCATTAAAGGAATCGTTCTACGCTTCATGTGAGTGCATAGTTGGAATGGATGATGGTAAAGTGTTCTGTGTTGTTGGGTTAATACCTGACAGCACAGGCGTTACATTATGGATGCTATTTACAAATGAAGTAACATCATTGCCAATATCATTTTTTAAACTAAGTAAAAAACTAGTTAAACAATGGTTAGATAAATATGGATACTTGCATAATTATACGCAAAAAGGTAATATTTTTATATTAAAGTGGCTTAAACTGCTAGATTTTAACATAGAACCTGTATCTTTATTAGGTATAAAACAAATTGAAGTACATAACTTTTGGAAAAGGAAGTGAAAATATGTGTGTAGGACCAGAATTACTTTCAGGATTAGGCGCAGCATTTGGTGCTGTATCAAGCATTTCACAGGGACAAGCACAATCAGATGCGTATTCCGCACAAGCAAAGGCAGCAGAGCAAAATGCTGCAACCGCAAGTAAGCAGGCAGAAATTTCAGCACAAGCAGGAGCACAAGAGGAGCAACGAGTTAGAAATAGAACAGCACAAATAGCAGGTCAACAGAAAGTAGGATTATCTGCTAGTGGTTTAGATATAGCCACAGGATCACCATTGGACATACTGACAGAAACTAGCACACAAGGTAATATTGATGCACTGGCAACACGTAGAAACGCAGCACAACAAACATGGGGATATCAAGCAGAACAAACCAATTATCAAAACCAAGCAAGTTCGGCTAGAGCATCCGCAAGCAATGCACAAACAGCAGGGTATATGGGAGCCGTAGGATCATTGCTTACTGGTGCAACTAAGCAACAAGAAATGTACAGCAAGCGCAAAAAGGTGGGATTTAAATAATGGCTACCGTTCAGAGATATACACCAGTTTCGCAAGCACAACAGTTGCCTGGAGTAATGGCAAGTTCATCCGCTAGCCCAACAGCATACGGAGCAGGAACAGCACAAGCATTAGGTGGAATAGGTGAATCATTACAATATGCCGGAAAAGAATTAAACGATCAGCAAGTCCAACAACAACATGAAGATAACTTATCAGCAGTGCAAACAGCATTGGCAAGCAGCGCAAAAGAGATAAGCGATTTGCATTATAATGCTGATACTGGATTACTACACACACAAGGCATAAATTCAAAAGGTATTACTGCAACTTCTAAAAAATTAAGTGATGAAATTATTGAAAAAAAATCTAAAATGTTTACTAATGATGTACAGAAAAATTCATTTATGAAAGCTATTGAACCACAATTACAATCGTTTCAAAATACAACTATGAACCATGAGTCGCAACAAACTAAAGTTGCAGCTATACAGTCGTCTGATTCGGTAGCTGCAAATAACTTAGATATAGCATCAACCGCGTATAATAATTTTGAAGTAGCTGATAATGCTATAAGAATGGGTATTAAAAGCCAAACAACTAAGGGAATGATATTAGGATTACCTAACGAAACAATTAACGAAAACATTAAGAAATATAGTGACGGTGTATTAGCTGGTATGGTTAAAACCGCATTAGATCAAAATGATATTAATGGAGCGCGCGGAGCAGTCATCCGATACGGTGACAAAGTGGATCAAAAATCAATTAACATTTTTAACGAATCAATTAATAAAAAAGCATTGCCAATTAAGTCTAAACAAATAACAGATTCATTGGTAGGTAAATATGGACTAAATGAGCAACCAGCAATGGCGGAGTTGGAAAAAGCATTTGGTAAAGATCCTAACTTTAAAAGTTATTCTGCTGATTTACAGGCAAAATTTGTTGATTTACGAAGATATGATAACGAAAATAAAAAGAAAACAGAAGAAGCAACATTAACACAAATGTGGAGTGCTAATACATTAGAAGAATCTAAAAAAATTATAAATAATTCAAATGTTACAATGGCTCAAAAAATTACATTATTAGAACGAGCCACAGCAAAATTTAAGGCACTTGAAAAGCCTACCCCAGATCAAACATTTTGGCATAATTTTGAAAGGGAATCATTAAAAGGACATTTAGAAAATATTGCATTATATGAAAAGAAAATTAAAGATGTTGGGGAAATAACAGACGAACAACAAAAAAGTTTTAATAAATCATCTGCAATGTTAACAGATTATTGGGTTTTCACTAGTGGTGGAGGTTTTAATCCTAACGCTAAACCTAAGGAAGTGTTAACAATGGATGAATACAAACATTTAAAATATGATAAGCATTGGTCAGATGCAGACATACAGGAGAAATATCTAACAGAAGGAAGTGAGTAAGTGGGTAACATATCAGATGATTTAGCGGAATATAGAGCAAATAGACCAAAACCTACACCTCCACCAGAAGAAAAAGGTCTTTTTACTAGAGCATTTGAAGATGTTAGGGATACGGTTAAAAACTGGGGTATTGGTGCAATTCAAGGTGCTAAAGAAGTGCAAACAGCACAAGATCAATTATATGGTGGTCCAGGTACTTCTGCGCAAACAACACCAGAACAACAAAAAGCAAATGTAGAATATGCAGGTAAGGCAACATCTGACTTTATGGATCAAACAGTTAAGCCAGTGGCATTGCCATTATCTTTGGTTAGTAAGACAGCAGGTATAGCATCATTACCGTTTATGGCAACTGATATTAAAAACATATATCAAGAAGGAAATGTAGAGCAAGCAAAATTAAGAACAATGGCTAATGTTGATGAATATGGAAATGCAACTCCAAAAGAAGGTTTTTCACAAGAGGAAGTCAATGCCCAAAAACAAATTGCAGATGGAAAAATGAATGGTGTTCAAAAAGTAATACGCGATTTCACTGTCGGAGGTGCAATTGATTGGTATAATCAACCAGATTTACGACAACAGTTTTATAATAGACCAATATCCACAACAGGTAGCGGATTAATGTCAATAATTCCACCGCTATTAATGGGCAAAGGTGCAATTGAAGGTATAACTAAAATAAGAGAATCGCGACAAGCCGGTGTTACACCAGAAGGTACACCAATTATTGAGACTGTTCCGCATGTAAATGAACAAGGTGTAACGTTGCAAGATGAGTTAGCGTCGTATAGAGCAAACAAACAATCAGAACAGCAAGTAACTCCTGTAAAGAGAGAAACAACTACACAGCAAGCAAAACAATTAGAAATAAGTCCTGAAACATCTGATTATGTAGGGGTTGAAAATAATACAAAAGTAGCTGCCAATACGTTTGGAGAGGTATTAAGAAGCGAATTTGGAATAGAACCAGTTATTACCTCTGGCAAAAGAACACCAGAAGTCAATGCAGAATCAGGAGGATCTCCTACGTCACATCATTTAGACGGCAGGGCAATAGACTTAGGTGTTGGGATTATAACACCAGAACAACAGGCATTGATTAAACAAAAGGCTATTGATGCAGGATGGGGAGAAGTGCTATATCATGACACAGGAAGTGGATTACATTTACATTTAGCTGATTTTACTGGTGAGTTACCTAAAGCAACAGCATATGAACACCCTGCATTGACAGAAGCTAGTAGTTATAAAGATATAATTTTAGAAGCATCTCAAAAATATGGAGTATCACCAGAACTAATCGCAGCAGTAATGAAACAAGAAAGCAGTTTTAAATCAGATGCGGTTTCTCCAACTGGCGCAATTGGTTTAATGCAATTAATGCCAGATACTGCAGAGGGATTAGGTGTTAATCCTCACGATGTTCGCGGTAACGTTATGGGTGGAGCCAAATATTTAAAAGAGCAATTAGAAACATTTGGTGGAGATACAGAAAAGGCATTGGCAGCTTATAATGCAGGACCTAATGCAGTATTAAAATACAATGGCATTCCTCCATATAAAGAAACGCAAAATTATGTAAATAAAATTATGGAAAGTATTAAAAGATCACCAGAAAGTAAAGTTGTTTCAGATGTACAAAAAACAGAATTAACAGCAAGAGAAAAGTATCAACTTGAACAAGATAAGATTTCTGCAGAATCTGCTACTAAAGATTTAACAGACTTAGCAACTAAGCAACCATGGGAAATGACAAAAGATCAATATGATAATATTACCAAAGAAAAACCAGTAGCAGAATTAACAACAGAACAATTAAAAACACATGAACAAATTATAGAACAAGCTATTAAAGATGAAAAACTTGTGCCACAAGAAGTGTTAAAAGAATATCCTGCATTAGTTGAAAAATATCCAACTGAAACCACTGCTATTATTGCAAAGTTAAAAGAAGGAGAACAAGGATCACTTGGAAAATCAACTGTAATTCCTGCAGAAACAACTTATGAAAAACCAGTAACAAGAACTGAAATAATGAAAGACATTAATGCTTTAGTTCCTGCAAGAACAGGAAGATTAGGCGTTAAAACCTATGAGGGATTATATAAAACAGAAGCAGGAGTTGCAAGAACAAGAAACTATGGTGACTTTGACACAATGTCCCACGAAATAGGTCATCATGTAGATTCAAAACTAAAAATCACTGGTCACGATGCTGAATTAATAGGAACCGCTGATAAAATGTGGTCAGGAGCAAAAGAATACGACTCATATACACCAGAACAGCGCAGAGCAGAAGGAGTTGCAGAGTTTACTAGGCAATACCTAATCAATAAGCAAGAAGCATTAAATAATTTCCCTAGTTATGGCCCAGAATTTGTTGCTAAGTTATCCGCTGATAAAAAACTATTTAAGTCGGTAGAAAACATTGGTAATAAGATTCGAGCATGGTATGCACAACCATCTATTGCAAGGGCTCGTAGTGGATTATCATTTGGCTATGAACACGAAAATACAATTTTAAAACGTGCAGAGGAAGTCGGAGTTAAGTTTTACGAAAAAATGGTAGATGATAAGTTTGGATTAACTAGATTTGTAAAAGCGTTTGAAAAAGCAACTGGTACTAAATTAGGAACAAAAGATAATCCAGAAAAATTAGCAAGATTGGCAAACAATTCCGCAATGGCTAAAGCTGATATTATAGTAAATGAATTAAATCCTGTAATGGCTATTGAATTGTTAAACGTTCATTTTGGTGGTGCATTGGTTCACGATGTAACTTTTAGATCAATTATAGATAGAATCAGTAGTGAAGTAACAGACAAAAAATATCAAACATTCCTAAAAGAAGGAAACTTTAAAAATTGGAATGAAGCATTTGACACTTATTTAGTTGCAAAACGCCAAACAGAAATACAAAAAACTAAAGAAAAATATGTAGGTTCAATGAGTAAGGAAGATGCTGCAATTGTTTTAAAAGATTCACCTAAGGAATTTGAAGATATTGCACAAGACTTTTATAATTACAATGATAACATTATGAGAATGAGAGTTGCAGAAGGATTAACCAGTGCAACAGAATATGCAGAAATGAAAAAAAATAATCAAAACTATGCACATATGTCTAGAGATTTCGAGGACACAGTGTCAAAAGTAAAAGGCAAGGGAAAAGGAGAAGGATTTGGTAACATTTCAGATAAGCAACAAAAGCTAACTGAATACGGATCAGCTAGATCGGTTATTAGTCCCCTTGAATCAGCTATAATCGACACATATTCGACGTTAAATGTTATTGAAAGGAATAGGGTAGCCCAAGCGTTTGTTAAATTATCAGACGTTAACGGAGCAGGACGTTTTGTTGAAAAAGTACCAGGCGATGCAGATGCTAAAAATAGCATATTTACAGTAATGACAGGTGGTAAAAAACAGGCATACGCCACAGAACCAGAATACTACAGAGCAATTATGTCAGTGAGTGAATCAAGTAGTAATGCAATGGTAAAGCTAATGTCAGAGTTCTTTATTAAGAATCCGATTAAAGATACATTAGAAGCATATGTATATTCAAAACATGGATTTGTTCCCGTTGTTGATACTGTACGAGGTGTATTTGCAATGTTTGGTAATGAAAAAATGTACAATGAGTACAAATCAAGCGGTGCAATAATGTCGTCATACCTAAACTCCGATAGACAAGCTATGAATACAAAAATACAAGATGCTATGAAAGGTAAGTCATTTGAAAATCCAATTGAATCTATTAAAACTATGGGAAAAACAGCAATTATAGAACCATCAAAATTACCTAAAGAAGCGTTTAGATCATTACTAGGAGGATTACAATGGTTAACCGACATGTCAGAGACAGGCACAAGACTAGGCGAATACATGAAAGCAAAAAAAGCAGGTAAATCAATCGAAGAAGCTGCATTAGCTGCGCAAGAAATTACACTTAACTTTTCACGTCATGGATCAGAAGGTCAAGTCATTAATCAAATGATACCGTTCTTCAATGCTGCAATCCAAGGTACTGATAAAATGGCCCGCGAATTTTACAAAGACCCTAAAGGAGTTAGTAAAAAAATAACTATGGCCTTGGTATTGCCAACTGTCGTTATTACTTTACTAGGATTAAACGACAAAGATATTCAAGAACTTCCTGATTATGAAAAAGATACTTTTTGGATTATTAGAACTGGCGATAAATTATTAAGAATACCAAAGCCACTAGGACTTAATACGTTTGCCAATACTAC